ATTTTCAATAACCACCAATCTTGGGTTTAGTTCTTCGATAGCTCTGGCAAACTCAATCCAAAGCCCTGATCTTGTTCCCTCTTTTAGACCTGCTCGCTTACCAGCAAGGCTGAGGTCTTGGCAGGGAAAACCGCCTGTAAGGATATCTACTGGCTCAACCTGTGTGAAGTCAACCAGACTGACATCGCGATAGTTAGGAACACCTGGAAAGTGTTTCTCAAGGATCTTGCTAGGCGCGGCATCCCATTCGCAATGCCAGACCACCTTTGCGCCAGTGACATTAGCAACCGCATTGTCAAGGCCGCCATATCCACTGAAGAGTGAACCGATTTTCATTGTCTTTCCCTTTCGACAAGAACTAATGTAGCATAGTTACAGGATAGGGGCTTGCACTTCGCGCCCAAAGAAATCATCTAAGTAATACCAGCGGCCCTCGGTTGCATACCAGACAGGCATAAACTCGGGGTCATCCTGTCGGCTTATCTTCCAGCCATTCACTCGCGCATAATCAGCCATCTCTGCATCTGATTCAATCTGGCTGTTTAGGGCAGAGCAGAGAACAACAATATTACTCGGGCGGTCTAGCAGCTTCGATCCGCCCATGCCTCGCCCAGCGCGATGCTGTGGGCTTAGGCGCTCTGTTTCACCGCAATGCACACAGCCGCCACCATCTCGGCGCAGATACTTAGCCCAGGTCTTCTGGTTCATAACCATCCTGTTCTAGCGCCATAAACTGCATCTCAATCCAAAACAGCACAGTCCACCAGAAGCCAGTGGTAAAGGCAGCGGTTAGCCCGATTAGCCCACCTATCCAAAGCAACAAGATCATCATCTTAGGGTTTTCAGCTCGGTTTCGATGAGTCGGCTCTGAGTCTGCAAACTCATCTGTGACATCTCTAGCGCCTTCATCTTCGACTTGCACCTGTTCCATTCAGCCTTAGCCAAATCAACCGCCAGTCGCTCTTCAGCGGTCTTGAGTGTGGCAATCTGCTTCCTATCCTCGACAGTTCCCTGAGTATTTATATAAGAAAGCGCATAAGCCTTATCTAACTCGGTCTGGCGGTCAGCAACCCTGCACTCGGCATCATAGGTTGCATTAACACCCTTCTGAACCTCAACCAGTATGAGGCGCAGTTCGGTTGTTAGGGTCGAAATACTCGCCTCGCTGTGATCGAAGGGCGCGGTCGAAAAGGATTGGCTTGAGTTCCTCGGCGCTGACTGGGTTGCCGGTTGCGAGGAGTTCACTATGCAGTTCCTTTGCTTCCACTAGGCTCGCCCACAGGATTGCCCTGTCCACCGGCAGCATTGCCATAAGCCTTTATCCTTTCTAGGATTTCGCCTGGCACTCTAGCCGCGACCGCTTGACTGTAAAGCTTGCGGAGATCATCAACCGCATAAGTCAATGCTAACTGTTCAGCCTCGCCAGCCCAGTCGCGAGTTGCCTCATAACTGAAAGAGTCAGGGTCAGGCTCATCAGTAGGCAAGGCAAGCACCTGCAAAAGAAAGGTGCGAAGTGCAATCGAGTGGGCTTTGGAGGTAGCCTTGTCACCGCTATCCATGGCCTCTGCATGAGTTATGCCCACAATTGGGTCACCATCAAGCCCATAGATACCGAACTGAACTGTCATATGGCAGACATTGACTGTCGAACCCTTGGCAGTTAGGGCAGTTGAATGAGTGACTTCTTTGACTTCTGGCAAGATAAATCCGCCAGCCGAGCGCAGAGCAGGGCCAACCTTGTTGACAACCGCATCAATGCCTCGGAAGTTGAATCCCTGTGCAGAGTTGCGGTCGCGCTTTGCAACCCCCTGCACCGATTCCATGACAGCTAGAATGACCTCACGAGCATTAGCCATTAGTTTGCCACCTTCTCAATAACAGCCTCATCTGAATAGATGGTTGCTGATAGCCCAGCAATCTGCACCCAGTAGACATCCGGCTTGTCGCGGACATCACCAACAGCGGTGACAACACCCTGAACCCCTGTGATGCCATAGCGGTCTGTGTGGATTGATACAAAGACCAAATCCCCTAGCAAAATACTCATTTGTTTCCCTTTCCCTTTTCTACCTGTATAAATGGCGCACCTGCGCCGCGCTGTTGCCTCTTAGCAACAACAAACTTCTCGCCATCCACCTCAATGAAAGCAGTCTTAGCCTTGCCCATCTGATCAAGAGTCCGGCTCTTGAGTTCGGTCAGGGTGACAGACAGCTCATCAATCTGTGTAGCGATGTTTACTAAATCTATACCAAGCAACTCGGCAATCTCAACTTCACTGCCATCAATCTCAGGGTTCACCTTGCGCTGGGCTTCCAGGGTAGAGGTTGCCCCATCGAACTCAGGTGGGCGCAACTCAAGCACTCGGCGGTGGAAGTCCTCAACCTTCTCGCTGATATAGTCAGCCTCAAACTGGTCAAAGACAATTGGGAACTCCATATAACTAGAGCCAGCAAGAGCGGCAATATAGCCCTGCTTGAAGCCGGTGACATTGAAATAATGAAAGACCTGCGCGCGGTAACCAATAGGCGATTCGCTTGCCCAGTAATCTCTAGAGAACTTGATTTCGACAATGCCCCACTCGCCTGTTTCGCGGTGCTTATAGACCGCATCCATATTGGCATGGAGGTAAGGCTTGCTTGCGCTGGCATAAGTGCCGACAGTAAAGACTTCAAGCTCAGGGTGTTCCTCGGCAAAGATTTCCAAGATAGGCGACTCAAGCTTTGTTCCCAAGCGCATAGACATCGAAGGCTCAACCTTGTCATCTATCTGGCCTGTTGCCTTGTAGTAGCGAGCCAGTGGGCTTTCCCATGCTGAAAAGCCACAGATGGCAGCAACCTGTGAGCCACCGATTGCGCCTGGCTGATTGCGAAGTTCATGCCAACCGGCTGATCCATTTTCGAAATCTCCTAGTAGGACAGCATCCCCTAGGGTTTCGACAGTTAGGTGTTTAATCATTAGTTCCCCTTTCAATAATAGGTTAGGGGATAGGGCAGACAATTAGGTAATCAGCCAGAAAGAAACTAACCTAAAGAGATGCAGATATTCGCCTTCGGCAATCAGGATGCCGAACAGTCCTATCGCAAACTAATGGAGGCGATTCTGGCTAATGATGGCGCTGAGTGCGCACAAGTGCCAGACATTTTCTATCCCGATGATTGGGCAGTTAGCAAAGGCACAGACATCATGCTGGCTAAACAAATCTGCGCCCGATGCCCTATGAAACTAGAGTGCTTAGAGTATGCGCTACCTAATGAAGACCATGGTATCTGGGCGGGCCTCACAGCCCATGAGCGCCGACAGATGAAAGCGCTTGGAAGAAACTAAGGCTTTAGTTCTTCATCCTCGTCATCGCCAAACTCAGCCCAGTTGACCTCAGCGGTCTGGTCAAGCTTTAGAGCATCCTGAACCTCTTGTGAATCCTGCTTGGCAACAGCCGCGCGGAAACCCTTCTCAATATCTTTCTCAGAGATATCAGCATCCCAAGCCAAGGTCACACCCAAAAAGATGATGATGCCCGAGAACACAGTTGCGACACCAATGATGCCACCCATGAACCAGCCGACAGTTGCCGATCCAGCGGCCATGCCAGGGATGAAGGCGAACATGATGACACCGATAGAGCGGATAAGTGCGTCTTTAATTCTTTTCATTTCTATTCCTTACAGGCGCAAGTCGCGCAGTGCTTGACTGAGGCAGGGCTGGCAGTTGTCACAGCCGGTTGGGCAGATGCTTTTTTTTCGGCAGCAGCCATCTTGTTAATAAATGCATGGCCGTCATAGACCTTGCCACCGATGACACCATTAGGTTCAAGCGACAGGGTAAAGTGTAGGTGATTGCCAGATGAGGCAGAGCCGGTTGTTCCAACACCACCAACAATATCGCCAGACTTGACCTTAGTTCCTACCTTGAGGGGGCTTGGCTTGACTAGGTGGCAATAACCGAAATACCACTTGCCGACCTTGACCACAACAATATTGCCTAGCACCTTAGAGAACTGGTTCATGGTGATCTCACCATCGCCAACAGCCTTGCAAGGCGCACCGCCAGGCACACCATTGAAGTCTGTGCCTCTGTGACCATTCGGATGCCAAGTGTCGACTACACCGAAGGCAGGGCCGAGTTTGAATCCTTTATCGAGGGGCAAGCGCCAGTTGTAAGTCATATGACTATTCTACCAAGCGAGCTATTAGCGCTTCTTGGAAGGTGCAAGCCAGACAACAATGGCAGCAAGGGTGGCATAACCCACAATGGTCTTCGCTTGGCCTTCCAAGAGAACCCATGCGATGAACAAACCAACCAGGGTAAACACCTGTGCTTTGAACTCAGCCCAGAAATCTGCAAGGGCATCTAGTATCTTCTTCATTTCTATCTCCTTAGTAAAGCAACCGAAGCCATCTGACCAACAATGACTGTTCCGACAACTACTTGCTGACCCTTCTTGCGCTCGGCAGGGCTAATGTCTGCGCCGATATTTCCAATGCTGTTGAAGGTATCCATGACCGCGCCAGCGACATTGCCCAGCAAAGGGATAGCGGCTAGTTCGGCTGGCAGTTCAGGGTCATCCGCTTCAGCGACAACTGCTAGAGCTTCGAGGGCTTGTTCATAGGCTAGTGATCCTTGTTCGGCTGTTGCGAGAACTGCAAAGGCTTGCTGAGTGATGACTGCTTGCTGAACTGGGCTGATTGTTGCAGGGTCAACTGTTTTGAGGTCTAGTTTTATCTCTGGCTGTTTAGGTGGTTCAACAGGTTTAGAGGCTTCGACTGGTGGTGCTGGTGCAACTGTCGGCTTTGGTGCTGGCGAGGCTTCAGGTGCTGGCTCAGGGGCTACTGGGGCAGGTTCTGTGGTTGCAGGTTCTGGCTCTGGGGTAGATGGTGCTGGTTCAGCAGTAGGCGGTGCAGATTCGGCAGTTGGTGGGGCAGGTTCAGGGGTCGGCTCAGGCTTAGGCGCTGGCTCGACAGGATAAGGGATTGGTTGCGGTTGTGGCGCTGGCTCGATAACTGGCGGTGTCACAATAGGTTCGACAACTGGGGGTGCAACTGGCACAATAGGGTCAACAGCATCTTGAGAGGATGGCGATGAGGGTTGTGGCTCTGGTGTTACTTCAGGCGATGGCTGTGGGGTTGGTTCTATCACCGCTGGTGGTTGTGTCGGCTCTGGTGTGGCTGTTGGTTCAGGTGTTGGCTCGCTAGTCGGTTCAGCTGTCGGCTCGGGTGTCGGTTCGGTGATTGGCTGTTGCCAGTTCGCATCAATGCCAGAAATGATAAGAACCTTGTAAACACCACCGCAAGGGTCACCAAACACAGAGTTGTTCGCATTGACCTGGAAACTGTTTTGCCCGACCGCAATGCTTGTTAGGTAGCCTGTGACATCAACCCCACAGTTAGGGTCATCTGGTGAACCATACCAGCCAGAAACAGCAGTGAAGGTCACACCCTCTGGGAGATAAACACCGATGTCGCTGTTCTCCCAAACCCTTGCCACCTCATCAGCTTGTGCAGGGGCGGCTAAGAAAACACCACCGAAGGCTAGGGCGAGTGCGAGGATGAATCGCGCCAGCATTTAGATGCCTAGCAGTTTGGTAACAATGCCACCGAGCAAACCTGAAATTGCTACTACTCCGAGAATCATCCAGCGGAACTGCTCAAGAGTGCGAATGCGCTTCTCATGATCGAGGACATTGCGCTCAGTCCAGGTGATGTGGTTTGGCAACCGCTCATTGAGGATGGTTACTTCTCGGATGAGTTCTTGCGCCCAGACTGGCACTTGTTCTTCAGGCATTGGCATCTTTCGGGTTCAGGTTGCGTAGGCCTTGAAGGGTTATTTTTTGGCTGGGGTCTGTGACTCTAGCCAAGCAACATACTCAGGGTTGGTTTCATCGGCAGGGAAAGACTTGAAAGCACCATCACCCAAGTCGAGGATGATGTGCTTTTGGATACCGTCTAGGGTTTCGATTTCAATTTCTTCAAAGTTCACTTTTTATCTCCTAAAGTTCCGCATTAATGCCGACATAAGATGTTGTCGAGTTATTGCTGATAAGGGTATAAGGTCTAAATTGAGTGAAGCCAGTTCCTGCCATAACTAAGACACAACTATCGGCTGTAAGTTGATTTGTATTAAAAGCCATGGAACTGATATTGCTAATTGTTATTCCGTCATAGGAGGCAAGAGTGCCACCATATTCGAGAGATGTTGGAGTTACTCTCATAGTGACAGGCATTTTAAATTCGGCTTCAACAGTAGTTGTATTGTTTGCTCGACCATTTCCAAAGAACATATAAGTTCCACCATTAGCCTTGCGGTAAAAGTATCGCTGACAGGCTGCTAGTTCACCCTGTAAAGTTCCACCAGCGCGAGAGAACGGGGTAGCAACCGAACCAGCCTCAAGTTGAACATTTGCTACTTCAAAATAGTCGGCAGCGCCAGCAGTTCCGGTAGGTGTGTAATTGAACTCGACTCCGAGTTGAGTTGCCGAAGCACCGACGGTTCCAGTAACCGTAAATCTTTGCCAAGTAGTAGTAACTGCGGCCGGGGTAGTTGCGACAGTTGTCGCGCCGGTCATGTTGTTAACTGGCTGGTCTGTCCCAGTTCCAGAACGAACGAGCATGGATACAGTAGAGCCGGAAAAGTTCGCACCCTTACGAATCCAAGCCGATAGTGTAATGGTCTTGCCGATTAGTGGTAGTGAATCGTCATTGGTAATTGGCTGATTGGTGTATATCAAGCCGGTGTTGCTGTTACCTGAATCGCGGGCGATTCGTAGGCAATACTTTGCGTTCGGCAGATTAGCGGTGTCACCTGACAGTTGACGACTAGCCGTAATGCCCGAAGCATAAGCGTCGCGCCAATAAGTCCAACGGTCTGCTGAATAGAGCAAGCCAGCACCGTTAAATGATGTGCCGCGCTGCCAGAAGTCAAACCCACCATTGATAATCGCGTTGCGACCCTTGCCAAACTGTGACTCCCAAGCTGAACCATTGTAAAACTGGGTATCATTTGAATCGCTTAGATAGGTATACATACCCTCAGAGGCAGTGCCAATTGCTGAACTTCTAGCAGCAGTGCCAGCAAAGGTCATAACAGTCTGATCCATTAGGTAACCATCAACATCAGCAGCTGCTAGGACATCACCTGCTGCAAAAACTTTTCTACCGAGTCCGGCCATTTACTTCTCCTATTTCAGGGTTGCTGTGTCTAGTCTACCAAAGGCTATGTCATCCAAGATAAGTGGCACATAGTCAAGGGTAGAGAACCCGAGGGTTACTTGGTGTCTGCGCACATCTGCGCTGTGAGAAATAGCAATAACTTCCGCATACTTCTGGATGGCTGGGGTAATCCCATTCGGGGTGAACTTGATTCGGCACAAGCCACCAATCTCAAGCCCGAGAACCTGGGTCGCTTCAGCCTCGCTGATTTCATCAAGGTTGACTGTGACCGCTTCAAAGCGGAACTCAGGGTTTGCATACTGTCTAGCAAGGTGAACTGCTAGAGCATCGACATCCGCGCTGTTAGCCATAAGGAGGTCAGTGCGAGTGTAAGTCTGGATACCATACAGGTTTTGGCTGTTGACATCATTAGCAATTGCAGTTCCAGCAGCAGTGATAACTGAGCCAATAACAGTCTGGTTGTAAAGAAGCTCTGAACCATAAACAACTTGCATCCCTGTGTATCGGATGCCAGTTCCATCATCAGCCAAGTTGACAGCGGTCGAACCGATTGGCAGCGAACCAGTTGCATCATCGAAAACTAGGTTGCCAGACTTATCAATGAACAAGCGACCTGACTCTGTTGTTTCGATGGTCTGCAAATAGGTCAAGACATTGCCATCATTCGGCTTGACATCCGCACCAAGCAAGACTGTTCCAGCATCAATGCTTCGCTGATCGGTAGGCCAGTAGACATCCGAAGAGTCAAGGATGCTTGTGATGCGCGCACCAGGCAACTGAGGGGTTGCTGTGCCACCTGTAAGAGTCTGGTTGGCTAGTTTAGCGAAACCATCTGAACCAGCCGCCTGAGCAGTGCTATCGCCTTGTGGGGCATAATCCAAGTTCCAGTCATCAATGAGCATGGTTGCTTGTCGGATACCATTCGAGGTGATGCGCAGCTCTCGCTTAGGGATAACCTGCCCATAGAAAGGCGATGCTGTATAGGTTGGGTCAAAAGCGCGGTCATTGTTGCTTAGGGTAACAGAGCAAACTCCAGCCTGGTAGTTATCCAACTGGCGCGATTTACCTCGGCGGATAGAGAAGTTGCGAACCCTGTCAGTGACATTGAAGAAGATAACACCTGATAACAGATAAGAAGTATTATCTAGCTTGCCTTTTACAGGGTCATCTAGTTTGAAGAAAGGGCCAACTGAGGCTGGGAGGTCAAAGCCTAGTTCTACAAGTTCAGTAGTCATTAGAGTCCTAGCACTCGAGTCAAGCCACCAGCACCAGACTGTTTAGTGTAAGTGCCTAGCGCATCAACAATAATCTGCGGTAGTTCCTGCTTGTTAGCAATCGCACCCGCATTGATAGTGACATTGTAGGTTGATCCAACCGCTGTCTGTGCTGCCGCATAAGACTGAGGTGAGCGAGTAGGGTCAATGCCACCAATACTTGCTAGCCAAGCAGCATAGCGCTGAGGCGATCTAGCAGGGTCTGGGCGGCTAGAAAGGTCAACAGCTGATTGCGCTTGCACACCAGTAGTCTGCATCGCACTAAGAGTTGGGGCAATAGCAAGGTCGAGTTGCTTCTTAAACTCGACAGTGAATAGCGCAGCCATCGCGGTAGCAGTATCAATGAGCATCTGGTCTTGCGAGCGCAAACCCTCAATGAAGCCATTAGTGACATCTTCACCGATGCCATAAAAGACATCAGTCGAAGTCTTAGCAATATCCTCACCAGTAGTTGCCAGGTCAGTGAATAGGCCATTGAGTTCGGTAACAGCCGAAGCGCCACCCGAGATGATGCTCTCGGCGGTAGCATTGCCAGCCTCAGCACCGGCATCCACAATCTGCTTGAACAGAGTGCCATTTAGACCGAGGGCTTTCAGCTTAGTTAGGTTGCTTGCAAAGGTCTTAGTCTTGTCAACCAGCTTCTTGAAGCTGTCTGCTAGACCGCCAGAGATAACCTCATCAAAGGTCTTGGTGGTAGTAAGGGCGATGCCATCCACCATCTTGGTAACTGACTGAGTAACAGTGCGAGTTTCGCTCTGAAGTAGCGAGGTGATATTGAGCGACCCCATAACTCCAGAGGTAATCGCCTGAGCAATGCTGATCTTCTTCGCCAAGACATCGCGCTGTTTAGCAATGCTCTGAAGCAAAGCCTTCTCGCGGTCAGCATAAGCAGTTAGAGAAGCAAGCGCATCCTTAGTGATTAGTTTGCTATCAAAAGCATCCTGCGCAGATTGCTTGATGGTGTCAAAGGCATCAACAGCCTGTTGTTCAAAAGCACCGAGAATTGGGGTTAGTTTGAATACTGCATTGAAGCCCTGAGCGGTTGCATCGAAGCTCTTGTTGAAATCATCAATGCTAGATTTCAAATCATCAAAAGCCTTCTTAGCTTCATCTGCTGCTTTTTTAAAAGCATCAATGATTGCTTGTCTAGCTTTAGCAGCTTTATCAGCCGCTGCTTTAGCATCAGCCTCAGCCTTTTTCTGTGCCGCTGATAGCCCCTTAGTGCTAGTTGCAGTCGCAACAACTGGGCTTTTACTAGGACTAAGTTTGAGAGAAGCCTGATAAGCCAAAGCCTGACCAGTCATGCGAGAAGATTGTGCATTTGCACTGCGCTTAGGGTTGCTATTGTTTAGCAACTCAATCCATGAGCCGACAATTGGAATGAACTTAGTCCACTCACCATTGGCCAACTGTGCGCCAAGACCATTCATAGCATCACCCAAAACTGGGATGCGGGAAATTAGGGAATCAACAGCACCAAAAATCTTGTCAAAGCCAATAAAGGCTGAGTCAACTGCACCAGCAAACTCACTCGACTTGAGATAAGTCGCCAGGTCTTTTAGCGCAGGAAGAAGATACTTGCCAATCTGCTCTTGCAACTCACCCATGATGATAGTGATTGCTTGAATAGGATCGCTATTAGAAGCAGCAGCAGCAGCGCCATTGAACTGTTTAGCCAGTTCACCCATAGGGTCAGATGCACCCTTGATACTAGGAACAAGCTTTAGAAGGCTAGTAGTTGAACCATTGACCGCCTTGCCAAGAGCAAGAGATACAGTGCCAAGGTCTTTGCCAGTTCCAGCCGCGACATCGAGTGCCAGGCTAGTTAGTTTAGTTGCCTGGCCCACATCGCCAGTAGCGCGAACAAGAGCAGCAAAGGCTGGGCGGATGACATCATCAGCAACCGAGGCTTGCATCATCATTGTTGAAATGCTCTTTTCAACAGATGCAATCTGGCCTTCATTAGCGCCAACTGTGTTGCGAAGTTGCTGGGCTAGAAGTGCCTGAGATTTGACATCTTCAACTGCTGCTTTAGTTGAATCCTTTAGGGCGGTAGTAATAGAAGCCAAACCAAGCCCAATACCAGCCGCGCCTAGGATGCCCTTGAGTGAGCCACCAATCTTGCTGAACTCAGACTGCGCTTGCTTCAGGCCCTTGTTATCAAAGACTGTTTTTAGGGGTATAAGAATTGAACCAGCCATTAAATGCCCTTCGAGTTAATGCGAGCATAAGCATCGCGCAAAATCTTTTCAATCGCTTCTCGCGCAGCAGGAATAGATCGCTCTGCCGCTGGCCAGATAAAGCGAGATGGTGAGTTACCAATCTTTTCTTCGATACCTCGGAACTGCCCATTGACCTTGTGATTACGAGTGCCGCCTTTGTAGGCATAAGTCCGAGTGTAGCCAGAACCCTTGTAACCAGCATTGCGGTAGCGACCTGAGCGCCCACCCATATCTGCAAGGCTAACCGCTGGGTTGCCAACCTTTACTCGCACAAGGCTGGTGACATTTGAGCGACCTGATTGTGAGGTGCGGAATTGCGCCTTAACATCAAGGGCAGGGTGAGAGCGACCCTTAGCATCGATGGCATTATTCCAATTTAGGCGCGCACCAGGTCGAAGCAAACCGCTATTAGGTGTCACTGAACCGATTGCTGTCTTGATCAGCTTGATAGGCTCAACAGCAACTGCTTTAGCATCGCGCACAAGCTGAGTGCGCAGAGTTGGCTCAATCTCTTTTAAGCGCTTCTGAAGCGCACGAATATCTAGAACTGAAAGCCCATCAATCATTTCAGGTGCGCGGTCAAACTTCGCGATCTGGAATTGGAAGGGTGCTTTAGCCATGCTTCTATTCTACCGCCCGAAGAAATCTTTATTTATTTGCTTGCTTGCTGTGTAACTTGTGCTACATTAGACACATCAGCAACACACACTGAAAACAAAGGGAGAACCAAATGACCACCATCTACACAACCGACATTCTCGACAAGCCAGCCATTCACAGAAGCGGCGATGACTTCACTCTCTACCAGCCGGTTAGTCCATTCCTAGACTCGCATGGTCTAGTGGTTGCCCAGCTAATCCAATACACAGATGGCGAACTGGAAACCACCTCATACTATTCGCGCGGGTGGGCTTACTGGAACTTCCTAGACAGCGAGGGTGACAACTTCGAGATTGCCAATGAAGCAATGGATTCAGAGCGCTACCTATTCGGCGATATCGATATGACCATCTCATTCGCCAGCGAGGCAGTTGAGCAGATCACTGCACAGACAATCCCTCACAGCAACCCATACTGGCAGATGCTAGTTCTTCGGCTCGCCTATGGGCAGATTACCAATGGCAAAGAGTTCAATGACATCCTCGCCAACTCAAGCCACACACCCGAGCAGATTCAGCGGATGCTAGACCTAGCCGCCGGTGCAATCCTGCAAGGCACAGACTTCAGGCTTACAGGCCTCCAAACAATCTAGGCATGAGAAAACCCCCCGAGATAATCAGGGGGTTTTCTTTTAGCCTTTGGGCAAGTTACGGCTAACCAAGTATCTGCCCATAGTCCACAGCATCCGCTCACTCTCCTGCATCAGCAAATGAGGGGCAATGCCTGTTTCACAAGCAAGGCTGGCGATATACCAATGAGCGGATTTATCGCCAAGCCCGACTATTTTGGGGCAGACTCAGGCCCTACCGAAGCGACATCCGCCAACCAAGCATCGAACTCTTTGCTGGTTAGTTTCTGTCGGCTCAGAGAAGTCCAGGCAAGCCAGACTAGGTGAGTGAACTTCATTTCAGACTCAAGCTTTGTAACACTCAAGTTGAACTTGTCCTCGAAAGCAACAAGATCAGGGGCGGTCGCAGAAACTTCCTGCGACTCACCAGACACAAACTCAATGCGCAGGTTAATCTTCATGAGTTAGAGTCTAGCCCTGATTAGGCAGTTGCGCGAGTTACAGTGCCAGAAGTTGGCCAAGTAACCGAAAGGGTTGCTAGGTCACCAACTGAAGATGCGAATGGCTGGTATGAGTTACACAGTGCCACAGCGGTGTAGCTTGGGTTAGTTGCAGACACAGTTGCAGAGGTCGGGGTGATGACCACAGTTGCAGCAGTGTTGAACAGTGGGAATAGGGTTGCATCAACAGATGATGCACCGAAGTCCTGGTTGAAGTTTAGGGTGATTGAACCAGACTTCAGACCGCCAGTGACGGTGCGCCACTCTCCGCCGAAGGTGGTGGTGTCAACCTCATCGCTTGATAGCGATAGGTCAACAGAGGTTAGCGATGACGAAAGGTTAGTGCCATTGACAGTCACCTTGTAATCAGTAGCAACAAACTTTGCCATTGTATTTCTCCTAGTTAGTTAGCCTGAACAACCAAGTCAAACTCGGCTGCCAAGTAGGTATTTTCCGCTATGGTAATTGATCCATAGTTTCTCATGCCGGTCACTACACAGTCATAAGCATTTCCGCCTAGTGTCCTATCTGATTCTACCGCAACCTTGATAGATGCCGACCCTGTTGGGGAACAGTAAGCATCTAGGCTTGCTTGCGAAGTGCGCTCAGATACGCGCCCAACAACCACAGTGACTGTGAAGTTGTAAGTATTTAGACCGCCCGAGCTGAAGCTCTTGTGATAGTCCACAGTGCTTGGGGCAACAATGGCATAAGGCGGATTAACATTGTCTGGGATGAAGCCAGTTGCAGAGGTGCGAAGCCCCGAGATAGTGCCAAGGTTAGTGGCAATCCCTGTGCGAAGCGATGCAATCGAAGCCATTAAGCAAACTTCACAATCTTGTAAGGGTCAACCAACTGTGCGACATCTGGATCAAGCTTTGAGCCGACTCGCATAAAGCCTAGGTCTGGTGATGAAAGCACACCGAGCGGTGAATCTAGGCGCTTGAAGATGCGGCTTGCCTGAATGATACAAGCCTGTTTGATAGCGATAGGGATAGCAGCCCAGCCCCAAACACCAGTTACCTTAACTAGCCCCTCGCCATTGAGATAAGGGAAGGTGTAATCCTGGATTGCGCGGAGGCCATTGTAAGGAACAGCCAAACCATCAATGCGCCCATTGAGCGGAAGCAACTCGAAATCGGTGCTTGCCCAAACAGTGTCATAACTGCCATCTGCTGAGAAGTCGGTTGCTACCTGGGTGATGCTAGTTGCATCATCAATCTGGCAAACAAAATCATTGTCTGCTGCGAAGTAGCGAGCGGTTGCCGAGCCTTGAGTGTAGAAAGAGCGCGCGGTATATGAGTCTAGAAGTCGGCTGGCAGATTCAATAGCCATCTCAAGCAGTGAGTCATCAATGGTGTCAGTGATGCGCAGGGCAGCCTTTACCTCTGCAAGAGTGGTGTAACCATTTGTAATCGCCATGCTTCTATTCTATCGCTTGGCTAGTCTTGCCTTTATCTCAGTCGAGCTGATGCCAGCGGTATAAGGCAGGTAAACAAGACCAATGCCTCGCTCATCCAGCCAGTCTTGAGTAAAGTTCATCTGTTTGTAATAGTCGCGCCTAGCCCAGTCCGAACCAATCACAATCAGATCAGGGCCAGTTGTTTCAATAGCAGTTGTGCTATCTGCCCCATCAAAGTTCATAATGACATAATCGACATATCGGCAAGATTCCAAAACTGCCTTGCGCTCTTGATAATTCATCACTAAGCCCTTGCCTTTATAGGCGAGAATAAACTCATCGCTATTTAGGCTAACAATTACTGTGCCATTTTTACCTGCTAGTTCCTTGCACCGCTTTAGAAAAGCAACATGGCCAGAATGGAAGAGATCGAAGGATCCACCAGTATAAACAGTTAATCCCATCGGTTATGCCTCCTAGTTTTTAGAGTCCACTCGCCCTGAGTGAAATCTCCTTCATGCTCTTTGTGAGTAAGTAGATTCTGATTTGCACTATAACTGCGATGATTTACTTCTTGATAACCGCTGTTTAGAGTCGAACTGTTGTCATGGTGAACAACCGCATCAATGGTCTTGATAGGCACACCATGATGGCGCACTCGGCGCTCAAGGTCATTATCATCAAAGTAGAGCGGATAGAAGCGCTCGTCATAAAGCCCAACCTTGTCAACCATGCCCTCACCAAAAACAACAGCAGACCAGGCTGTGTTAATTTGCAAGAAGTTCAGAGCCTGAGTATCCACCTCGCTAGCAATCTTCTCCAAAGCCCCAGCCTCAAAATAGGCATCATCATTCACCAGAAGCCAATAGGGGGCATAAGGGGTTGCTTTGATAATCAGATTCCAAGCACCAACCAAACCCAGCCCAAAAGGCATCCTGAGAACCCACAGGTGTTTAACAGAATCGGGCTTCTTAGGTGTGTAGCCGGTTGAGCCTAGCCCCGAGTTGTCAATGATAACCAGATGCTCAACAGGATAATCAATAGAGCGCAGCAACCTATCAGCAAGATCAAACCTCTTCAGAGTGCAGAAACCAAGAACCGGAATCAAGAGAAAACCAAAACTAGTTTAAAGATATTCATAAAAGTCATTTTCATTTATTCGACTTCTCTAGCAAGCGACCAATGACCGGAAGCCAGTGCTTCTGCCAGACAGTTTCGACATCGAACTGTTTAGCGAAATCAATAGCAACCTGGCTAGTTCCGCGCTCGGCTTGGTAAGCCTCCTCAAGTGCATTGACAATCGAAGGAACTAGAGGCATCTGCCACAAAGCATTTTGCCCAGCATCCCAAAGCGGTTGCCCCTCAACCATCCAAGAGTCCTCAGATAGAAGGTCAGGGGTTGCGCCCCAGCTAGAGCCGATTACCCTCGTGCCACAGGATAAGGACTCTATACAGGGAATCCCAAAGCCTTCTCCATAAGAGGTAGCAAGCAAGACATCCATTGCACTGTAAAGCCCAGCCAGAGTTTGCTGGCTCATGCCATAGCGGTAATCCACAAAAGGCGGAAACATCACAGCCTCTTTAGGAATCCCATAGGCAGCAAGCATAGGAAGCAACTGCCAACCGCCCTGAGTTCCAAGCGGATCAGTGTGCATATACAAGACAGCATCAGGGTGCTTCTGGCGGAAGATGCTGAAAGCCAGTAGATTCTCGCTGAAAGCCTTGCGGTGAATCAGCCCTGAAGCCTTATTAGCTGAAACCATGCCAACCACAAACTCATCCTTCAGCCCCATATAGTCGCGAGCAGGTTGCCCCTCAATGGTTGCTGTCGGCTTGAAAATCTTGGTATCAATACCATGCGGCACATACTCGCACTCAATCCCCTTGGCTTCCATCTGGCGCACACCATTTGGGGCCATAGCAATTGGGGTGACATGGCTCTGGCGCAAAAAGGTTTCAACCTTCGGAGGCATGGTGAGGTGGTCAATCGGAGTCCACCAACCCATATTGACCTTCTCCCACTGCTTGCCCTGAATTACCCAGCAGTCATACAAGCCGATAAGAGCGGCTGGCAAGTTAGGGTGCTGTGCATTGAAGTGAGCATGATGCATAGGGCCGACATCATTCGAGTAGGCTTCAGAGCCTCGCGGATAATGAGGGATGCTACCGAACTTAGTCTGATAGGTGCTTAGGTTGCCCTCAAGCCCATAGTTAGACAAGGCTGCTACCTTTGCGCCATCGCGCTTCAAGCGGTCAACTAGGTAGCCAGCTTGCTGACCGTAGCCTGTTGGTTGATCAGGTGAGTTAGACCATACAGAGATAAGACCTTCGATTTTAGGCTTAGCCATTTAATCTCTCGCTCTCTACTGAAACAAAGTAGCCAAGCAATCGGTCACCATTCCAGACAGATGAAACTTCATAAATACCATCGCCGTCTATAGTTGGAAAGACAAGGGCCATGCTTGCATTAGCTTGAGGTAAATCGCCAAGAGTGTAGCAAATCTCCTCGCTAGAATCCATAGCCTCAGCAGCTTCAATCACCTTGTCATAATTTAGGCGCTTATCATCCCAATAGCAAGGATCAGAGATAGATAACTGGGCAGAGTCAACGGCAAGATAGCCCATAGTCATAAACTCAATAGTTTCAGAATTGTCTTTATCCATTAGATTCCCTTTCTTTGATAACACTCTAGCAAAGTATCAGGGTAAGAGGAAACCCCCCGATGCCTACGCACACCGAGGGGCTTCCAGTTATTACTTCAAGGCTTAGCTTGCGCCGCCCTTGAAGAACTTAATGTGGCTGGCGTGAACCAATCCACCATCTAGGCGAGTTAGACCGCGGTAGGTCACAACATCGTTGTTGAAGGCGTAGTCAACCGACTGGTCAACACGAACTCCGCCAGCGATGCGAACCTTGAATGATGCTAGGTCACCGAAAACAATTGACTTAGCGCCAGTTGCTACAGCAGCCATTGCAGGGTTCTCGAAGACATTGAAGCCTAGGAGGGTTGCTGGCTGACCAGGAACTGCTGAGTTGGTCCAGATATAGTTACCTGCGCCATCCTTTAGCTTGCGAGCTGAAGCGATTGCGGTGGTTGCCATGTGGAATCCGGCTGAAGGAAGCTGACGAGCAGAGCCATCTACCGAATAAACAAGGTCAATGATGTTCTCATATGAAGCAGCACCTGATACACCAGTTCCTCCGGTAACAGCAGAACCAGCAGCGCCAACCAACTTGGTGGTTAGAACTGAGTTGGTCTGTAGACCGATTGACTTACCTAGTTCCTGAGCGATGTATGCGGTGATGTCGAAGCCGGCATCTGCAACAAGCTCTGAAGCAAGTGATACAAGCGCACCATACTTCTCAGCGCCAAGGGTGATTGACGAGAAGGTTGGGTTGCTCTCTGAGATTGCTGAACCAGCGGCAACTGAACCTGAAGTTGAGGTTGCGGTTACGGTTGGGATAACAAGGTTCTCGCCCGAGGTGGTTGAGAAGATCTCTGAGGTGGTTAGCAGTGGGCCAACCAACTGAGCGATTTCAAAAACTCGGTTGTAGAAAGATGCGCCAACAGTGTTTGCTGATGGAACAAGAGCCGCGCGAGATTCGCGAGCGAACTCGTGACCGCGAACTTCACCGCGAGCAATTGCGCGAAGCAAGTCTGCATCGCCTGATACTGAAGCGGTTGCAGGTGCGAATGAAGCAGCAGCCTCTGAAGCCTGAGCTGCGCGCTCTTCGACTCGCTGTGCGGTTGCGATTGATGCATCGCGCTGTGCGATGTCTGCCTCTAGGCGGTCAATCTTCTGGGTTTCTTCGGCAGTTAGTCCGCGCTTCTCGGCATCGGCGAAGTCAATAACTTCGCGCATCTGTGCGATAAGGTTTGAGCGAACTTCTGCCTGGTTCTTGATGAACTCTGACATTAGTCATTCCTTTGTTTGTTTGAATAGGGATTCCGCCGCGCTGACGCTGAACAGACTAGAGGCCGAGCAAACTCTGAACCTGTAACTATTCTACAAGGTTGCTACATAGTCGCTTCAGGGCATGAGAGAACCCCCCGAGCGAAAGGGAATAACTCTCGGGGGGCGATGCGCTAGATAAGGTTAGCGCTTCTCAGCAGCACCAATGATGCGCACTTCTTTGGGCGCGGTGCTGGAGTCTAGTAGGTCGATTAGTTCTTTGATTGCGCCTGAGTCTGGGTTACCCGAAATCTCCTTGACAACAGCAATAGCGATTGCAATATCTTCTTTGGTAGCCATTAGTTGCCCATCTCTGCTAGAACTAGCTTCTTTTTGTAAAGGGCAGTGACATCACCCTCTGGTTCTTCAACCTTACCAGATAGACGCTCGATGACATCCTTCATCATTTCGCTCTGGCTGGCATCCAATTCTTCGCCCTCTTCCAACTTCTGAAGCGCAACGGCTAGGGCATCTGCTGACAAGCCATCGGTTGATCGAACTGATACTGTGCCAGAGGTCTGCTCATAAGCAGGGGTCGAAACAAGGCTGACTTCATAAAGGCTGACATCCTCAAGGTAGCGAGTATTTCCATCCTGTGACCAAGAATCGCGCTTGACTGAGAAGCCAAAGCTCATGGCATCGACAACACCTGTGCGAACCAACTCAGCGATATCGCGGCCGAGGGTAGTGTCCGGCAAGGTTGCTGTGACCTTTAGACCGCGAGCATCTTCAACCATCTGAAGCGAACCATTGCGAGTTGAGGCTAGAGGGTTTGAGGTGTCATGATTCCAGAGCAGCATCATGCGGTTGCGCGACTGAAGCGAGCGCTTGAAAGCACCAGGCTGAACAATCTCGGTGAATGGTAGTGGGAGGCTTGGCTCATTGAAAACAGCAGCATAGCCGGTGAAGGTGCGACCATCGCCTTCTGCGCGAAGTTCGATATGGTTGGTGCGAATCTCGCCCTTACCTAGTGCGCGCTCTTCATGGCCTTCGAGTTTTGCCTTGATTTTCCAAGCTGCGCGAATCCACTTGTCGCGAGTTGGGATCACAGTCGAACCCTGAAGGGGCATAGCCATTGCTTCACAGTCACAAACCATTAGAGGCTCGATTGGCTGGATTGCCTCAGTAGCAACCAAGACATTCAGATCGCCCTGTTCCCAGCAGTCCTCGCAGCAGTCGCACTCATCATCTTCATCCCAGATGCGGACAATGGTAGTTGCGCCATCTACTGACACAACCTGCCCTGCATAAGACTCGGTTTCTACAAGCCAAGCAACAAAGTCACCAGTTGCTAGTTCATCTGGAGTTGCGCGGTTTTCAGCCATTCTCTTTCCTTCTGGCAAGGTAGCAGGGTTAACCGCTTTGATGCCGAGTGAGCGATACGCGGCGAGCG